CTCGATTTTTTTCGCGCCCCGCCTCCGAGGTTTCGCCAAAATGACAACTAAGAACAAAACGACAACAACTAAGAACAAAACGACAACGTCGACACGCGAGCAGGTCGAGGCACTGCTCGAGCAAGCGCAATCGCACCTGGCCCGCACGATGGCCGATTCGGAATCGAAGGGCAGCGAACGCGCCGCGGCGCTCGCGCAGGTGAAAGCGATCCTTCGCGAACGCGCGAAGCTCCGTGGCGAGCTCGAGATCACCGAGGCGACGCTCGTCCGCTCGCCCGCGTGGAAACGTGTCCAATCGCTGATCGCCGACGCGCTGAAGCCGCACCCGGAAGCGCTGAAGGCGTTCGTCGCGGCGATGAAGCAGGCCGAGGAAGCGAGCGGCTCATGACGCCGAATTTTCGTGAGCTCGCCCGTCGGTGCAACGACATGAACGACGGCGATGACGTGATCGAGGCGTCGCCGGGGTACGGCATCCGATGAGCACGACGACGACCACGCGGGCGACTCGCGCGCGCACGTTCACGGCCGATCTTTTCCGCATGGGGTCCCAGCTGCTGGCAACGCAGTCCGGGCATGCGTGGCCGGATCCAACGTACCGCGACGACCCGGTAGCCTTCGCTCGCGACGTGCTGGGGATCGAGCCGTGGAGCGGGCAGCGCGCGATCCTGGACGGCATCGCCTCGCACGATCGCGTGTGCGTCCGCTCGGGTCACCGCGTCGGCAAGACGGACGCGGATGCGATCATCGCGCTCTGGTGGTTCGCAACGCGTCCGCGCTCGCGCGTCGTGCTGCTCGCGCCGTCGTTTGCGCAGGTCAAAGAAGCCGTGTGGCGTTCCGTGCGGCTCGCGTACTCGTCGGCGAAGGTGCCGCTCGGCGGCAAGATCGCGCAGCTCCCGCAGACAGGCCTGCACGACGTCGACGGCCGTCAGGTGTTCGGCATCTCGCCGGAGGACGAGTTCCGGCTTCAGGGGCTCGCGTGTCCCGCGCTGCTCTTCATCATCGACGAGGCGAGTATCGTCGATGAAGCGATCTTCGAAGTCATCCTGTCGAACATCGCCGGCGGCGGCGACGATATCGGCGAAGCGCGGATCCTCATGACGGGGAATCCGAATCGGAACAAGGGCTACTTCTTCGACGCGTTCCGATCGGACCGTTGGAAGCAGCTCCACATCCCGAGTACCGCGTCGCCGAACGTGACCGGTGAAGCAAAGGTCGCCGGGCTTGCCACGAAGGAGTGGATCGCAGACCGCATGGTGGACTGGGGCGGCCCGAGCGGGCCGATCTACCGGATCCGCGTGCTCGGCGAGTTCGTCGAGCTCACGGAGGGCCGGCTCTTTTCGATCGACATGATCACCGCGGCCGAGAAGGCGTGGCCACGGACGCCGCCGACGGGCCGGCTTGTGATCGGTCTCGACCCGGCCGGCTCGAGCGGCAAGGGCGACGAGACGGTGTTTTGCCCGCGTCGGGGGCAGAAAGTGCACGAGCTGATCGCGCAGCGCGGACTGACCGCGGACGAGCACGTCACCGAGACAATGAGCGTGATCGCAAAGTACCGCGGCGACTCGCGCGACGTGCCGCTCGTCGTCGTCGACCGCGACGGAATCGTGGGCGCAGATGTCTTCGCGTCGCTCCGCGCGTACCAGAAGCGGCACGAGCGCGACTTCGAGCTCGTCGGCTTCCGCGGTTCGGAGCGAGCGACGCGGCGACCGAACGATGTGCACCGGCGTCGCGACGAGATGTGGTTCGGCCTCGTCGAATGGCTGAAGGCGGGCGGCGCGATCCCGACGGACGGCAAGCTCGAGGGCGAGCTCGCGGAGATCGCGACGGACCAAACCTTCCGCGGTCTCGCGAAGATCATCGAGAAGGACCTGATCCGATCGGCGCTCGGCCGATCACCGGACCGCGCCGACGCGCTCGCGCTGAGCACGTACGTGCCGACGATGTACGAGCGCGACGACGACGACACGAAGAAGCGCGACGAGGATGACGACGAGCCGCCGGTGCGGCCGATGGATCCGTGGAGCGGCGGTGTGGACCCGTACGGAGGAGACGAATGAACAACGGATACGCGGGAGAGAGTTGGTCGAAGAAGTACGCGCGCGCGAGCTACTGGCTGACAGCGAAAAAGAGCTTCGGCGATGCCTTCGGAAATTTCACGCACTGCGCACTGAGTTCTCGTGAGGCGGGAGACCACTTCGTCGGATTGGCCTTCGGCTTGAATGTCACATGTGTGGACATCGACGGAGCGGCGATCATGGCCGCGAAGGAAAAAGGCGCGGCGGTGTGGCACGGAGACATCGCTGAATACGTCGAGAGGTTTTCTCCGAATCACGTGTTTCTCGACTTCTGTTCAACCGTCAACAAGAAGACCTTGGAGATCATCGAGCGTGTCGCGAGAGCGATGCCGAACCGAGGTTACCTGGGCATCGCAGCCATGTACGGACGCGACGAGCCGATCATGCCGCTCGTGTCCGGCAATCGTAGCCGTCGTCGACAATATGAATCCTCGATGCGCTCGACGTGGCAGAAAAATGCAGAAGTGGAGGTCAAATCGTGGCGGCGGCTATTGATCGTTCACGGACAGGTGCTCGCCTCGCGCGGCGCTCGTTCGGTGCCGCATGTCACGTTCATGTGCCAGTACAAAGGTCACTCGGTGCCGATGTTCATCGTTGGCATGACCTTCGACGGGCCGGACCGAAGAAAGCCAATGGTGGTGCACGTGCCCAAAGAGAGCGCGGCAAAACAGAGGATTCGAAATCTCTGCGTTCAAAGCAGCTTCACTGGAGACAGCCATTTGTACAACGTGCCAGCGGGCACTATCGCCGCCTGGCGCGCTCACGAGACGCGCGGCACCTACCGGAGCGCATCATGAACGCCCCCAAGCCTCCCCCGCCGGCTGCGGACCCGACGAGGCTCGCGCAGGCGCTGAGCGAGAAACGCCGCGGCCGTCACTTGACCGTGCTCGCCGGCTGCATGCTCGTGTCGTTCCTTTGCGGCACGATGTTCGTCGTCGGGATCCTCGGGACGCTCGCGGTCGCGCGCGCACTGGGTTGGCAATGAGGTGCCGAGCGCTCCGCGAGCTCGGGCAGCGCGTCGCGAGTGGCACGACGTACGACGAGATCGCGCGCGCCGCGGGCTCGACGCGCTCGAGCGTGTGCCACTGGTTCGCCGGTCATCGTCGTCCGCGGCTCGCGTGCCGCATTCGCCTGCGCGACCGGATGGGTATCGCCGTGATCTGGTGGCAGTCGGACGCGTGGCTCTCGAAGTACGAGGCGACGCCAGGGATCGACGCGGCGCTCGCCGAAGCATCGTAGAGCTAGCGAAGTTGCGCCCGGCGCAACACGATTGCGGCCATCGTCTGAAGCGTGAGCATTCGCTCGCGGCTCAAGGCTGGTCTGACGGCGGCGCTTCTCGGCGTCTCGACGTACCAGTCTGCTCCGGGCTACGGACCTACGCTCGGCGACACGACGATCGAAGAGGCGCTCGACGCGACGCAGGGGCAGCTGACGCCGCTTCCGCAAACGCGCCTCCGCTGGTACATCGCCGATCTCGAGACCGCGATCCATCGCGCCGACGATGGCAACCTCCAGATGGCCGGCGAGCTGTGGGCCGCGATGAAGCGCGACGGCACGCTCAGCGGCATCCTTTCGACGCTTGTCTCCGGGCTCGTGCACTTGCCGCGGCGCATGAGTGGCCGCGCAGATATCGTCGCCGAGCTCGAGGGTCGCGACGGCGTGACCGAGCGCTACGACGCGATGTTCCCGCCGAGCGAGCTCGAGAAGGTCGTCGAGGACGGCATCGGCATGGGCGTGGCGGTCGGCTACTTCGCGCCGGTCGAAGGTCGTTCGTACCCGGTGTTCGTGCGGCTCGATCCGCGCTGGCTCGTGTACCGCTGGCAGGAGAACCGCTGGTATTACACGAGCGTCGTCGGCTCGCTCCCGATCACACCTGGTGACGGGCCGTGGCTGCTCTGGACGTTCGGAGCTCGCACCGCGCCGTGGCAGTCGGGCGCGTGGTACTCGCTTGGGATCGCCTGGGTGAACAAGCAACACGCGATGCTACACAAGTCGAACTGGGAATCGAAGCTTGCGAACCCCGCGCGCGTCGCCGTGATGCCGCAAGGCGCGAACGAGGCGCAGAAGCAGTCGTGGTTCGCGAAGGTGATGGCGTGGGGAGCGAACAGCGTCTTTGGCGCGCCGCCCGGCTACGACGTGAAGCTCGTCGAATCGAACGGTCGCGGCTACGAGTCGTTCGACACGACGATCGAGCGCAGCGATCGCGAGTTCATGATCGGCATCGCGGGCCAGGTCATCACGACGACCGGCGGCACCGGCTTTTCGAACATGGATCTTTACCGCTCGATTCGCGCGGACCTGATCCAGTCGACGGAGCGCAAGCTCGCCTACGGCATCAACACGCAGGGGCTCCCGGTGTACGTGCTCACGCACCACGGCGAAGACGCGCTCGAGCAGACCGTGATTGTGAAGTACGACACGACGCCGCCGAAGGACCTCAAGGCGGACGCCGACGCGCAGGCGCAGCTCGGCAACGCGATCAAGTCGGCGAACGAGGCGCTCGCGAGCTACGAGCTCCGCGTCGACGTGAAGCCGCTCGCCGCGCGTTTCGGTCTCCCGCTCGAGCGACTCGATGGCACGTCGCTCGCGGACGAAGCATCTGGCGACGAAGAGGGCGGCGTCGACGCACAGGAAAACGAACCGGTCGCCGACGAGGAGCTCGAGCTCCATTCGGAGGCCGCGTGAAGCGTGTCACCTGGGACCGTCCCGGCGTCCTCGCGATGGCCGCGTCTGCGCTCGGCATGTCGTTCGACGTGCCCGATCAGATTCCCGGCGTGACGATGACCGCCGAAGGGATCGCGATCGTCGGCGTCGGCTTCGGCGCGCCCATGTCGCACTACGAATGTTGGTGCGGCGACTCGTACGACGCGGTGAAAGCGCGCGTCGCGGCGGCGCTCGAGAGCCCGGCGAAAGCCGTTGTGCTCGAGATCGACACGCCGGGCGGCGACGTGTTCGGATGCTTCGAGGCTGCTCGCGCGATTCGCGCGATGGCGGATGCGGCGAAGAAGCCGGTCGTCGCGTATACGGAATCGCTCGCGGCGTCGGGCGGCTACGCGCTGGCGTGCGCGGCCGATCGCATCGTCGTTTCCGGTGAGGGACATGTCGGCAGCGTTGGCGTGATCTCCGCGCTCGTGTCGCAGACGCGCCTCGACGAGGCAATGGGGCTCCGCTTCGCCGTCTTTGGCTCCGGCGCTCGCAAGACGGACGGATGCCCGCACGTCGAAATCAGCGACGACGCAAGCGCCGAGCTTCAGGCGCACGTCATGTCGCTCGCGGAGATGTTCTTCGCGTGGGTCGCAGAGCGACGGAACGTGACGCCGGACGCGGTACGCGCGCTCCAAGCGGGCGTGTTCCACGGTGCGGCCGCGGTAGACGCGAAGCTCGCGGACGCGGTTGTGCAAACGAAAGATCAACTGCTCGCCATGGTGGCGAGCGGGGACACGGCGTCGGCCGTGGAAAGGAAGGCCACCATGGCCGACGAGACGGAAAAGGAAAAGAAGGACGAGTCGCCGAAGTCCTACGCGGACGAAATGCGCGCCAAACTCGAGGAGGACGCCAAATCCGACGACGAGGACAAGGCCGCGGCGGCGAAGAAGATGCTCGCGGCGCTCGACGGCGACGGCGACGGCGACGGCGACAAAGACGCCGATAAGCCGAAGGAAGAGCCGAAGAGCGAGTCGGCGAGCGCGCTCGCGACGATGGCGCAAGCGCTGAAGGCGCAGGGCGCCGAGATCGCGCAGCTCAAGGCCGAGCGCGAGAGCGAGAAGCGCGCCGCGCTCCTCGAGAAGCACGACGTGCCGGCGGCCGTGGTGACGGCGCTCAAGGGGCAGGACCTCGCGACCTTCGAAAAGGTCGTGACCGCGCACCCGAAGAAGGGCCCGAAGAATCTCGCCGCGGCCGAGCAGCCTGGCGTGATGGCGTCCGTCCCGCGCGGGGCAGAGGATCCGAACGCTCCGCGCGCGCCGCGTCTCCCGGCCGAGCAGAGCGCGAAGCTCGCGGAGCGCATGGGCCTCAAGGCCGTGAGCGACGGCGGGATCAAGAAGGACCGTCACTTCGTCACGCTGGGCATCGTCCCGCGGAAGAAGGACCAAAAGCCGGCGGCGCCCACGGCGCAGGGAAAGGTGGCCTGAGATGGCGGCACTCACCAAAGAGCGCGGTCAGAAGCCGTTCTTCGCGAAGAAGATTCGACTTCCGATCGGCGCGAACATGAAGGCGTTCAAGGGCGGGATCGCCTGCTTCGACTCGGCGGCCGCGGGAAACGTCGTTCAGGGCAAGGCGTCGACGACGCTGACCCGAATCGGCGTCTTCGCCGAGACGGTCGACAACACGGGCGGCGCCGCTGGCGCGCTCCTCGTGAACGTCGAGCTCGATCGCGAAGTGCAGGGCCAGTGGTTCGCGAATGACGGCAGCGTCGACGCGACCAAGATCGGCGCGGACGTCTACATCGCCGACGATCACACGGTGACCACCACCTCGGCGGGCAACTCGAAGGCCGGGCGGTGCTGGAAAGTCGACTCTCAACTCGGCGTGGCCGTGGAACCCCTCGGCGCCAGCTGAAACCCATGACGCTCTTCGTCGGCGCCGCGGGCGAAAGCTCACGACGTCGACGAAGGCCGTCTCGAAAGGAAAACGGCCATGTTGGATCCCAGTTTCTTGTTCGATCTCGAGTCGAACATGCAAGTCCTGCAAGAGCAGGGATATCTCGCGCTGAACGAGAGTCTCTGGTGGCAGGACGTGACGAAGGTTCTGCCTTCGCAGAAGAAGAAGGAGCGACTGATCTTCCAGCTCTCGACGGCGCAGATCCGTCCCGAGGGTCTCGGTGGAAATGCGACCTTCCAGGAGCTCGTCGCGCAGTCGTTCGAGCTCGACGTCGAGAATGCCGGCAGCGGCATTCGGATCGACAAAAACCAGCTCGACGATCTCGACGGCACCGGCGTCGATCAGGCGACGACCTACGCGCGGGACATCGGCGCGTACGTGGCCTACTGGCCGCAGCGCCAGGTCTCGAGCATGGTGCTCTACGGCGAAACGGGCAAGTCGTACGACGGCGTTTCGTTCTTCAACGCGTCGCACCCGGTGAACCCCGTCGACCCGGAGAACGGCGTCACCTACGCCAACGTCTTCACGGGGGCTCCGTCCGGCTCGTACCCCGGCGCGTGCCCGATCGACGATTCGGTGACGGTCGACGTCGCGCTGACGAACCTCTCCAAGCTGATCGCCTACATCCGGACGATCAAGACGCCGAACGGACAGGATCCGCGCGGTCTTCGCGTGACGCGCATCCTCGCGCCGCCGCGCATGACGGCGCGCGTTCAGCAGTTGACGAACGCCGAGTTCATCGCCCAGGCGGCGGCGAGCGGCGGCGGCGCGGGCGACGTTTCGATGATCAAGGTCGCGTGGGGCATGGCCCAGCCGATCGAGGTCCTCGAGTTCGCCGCGGGCCAGTCCTACACGATGGAGGACGGCACGACGGTCACCGGCGACGACAAGACGTTCTACCTCTTCGTCGACGAGGTCGGCTCGAACCAGGTCGGCGCGCTGATCTACGTGAACCGCGAGCCGTTCCGCACGCAGTACTACGGCGACCTCACGATCGCCGAGCTCGGGCGCATGAACGCGGTCGAGTACCAGACCAAGGGCCGCAACACCGTCGGATACGGGCATCCGTTCCGACTCCACAAGTGCAAGGGATCGTGACCATGGCGCTCGAACATCTCTCGAAAGAACAGCACGCGTTTCTCGTCCTCACGACGGAAAGCGGCTCGCCGTATCACCCGTTCGTCAAAGGACTTCGGCGTCTCCTCGGTCTCCCCGAGATCGTCGAGTGCAAGACGCGCGGAACCTCGGCCGGCGAGATCGTGAAGCCGAACGGCGACGACGAAGAGATCGTGATGAAGCACCATCTCGATCCCGCCGAGCAGGGCCCGCTCTACACGAAGCGGATCGAGGCGCTCGAGGTGCTCTTCAACGGTCCGCCGAAAAAGGCAGACCCGCCGCAGCCCCCGGCCCCGAAGAAGGACGACTCGAAGAAGTGAGGTGACGCCCGCCGACGGCGCCGGAGCTCACGTTCCGACGTCGCCGACGGGCGCCAGCGCGCCCGATGACGACCCCTTTCGCACAACTCCTCAGCTTCGACGCGTTCAAGGCGTCGAAGCTCATGCCCGCGGCGGATGCCGACGTCGCAGCGGGAGCCGTGTGGAAACGTTCCGCCTCGGACGCGCTGGCCACCGACACGATGAGCGAGCAGCCGTTCGCGACGGTGCTTGCGGCCGGCAATCTCACGTCGGTCGTCTTCCGTCCTCTCGCGAATCTCACGCACGACCCCGCGAACTTCGCGACGCTCAGCGTGTACAAGCGCACGGCTGGCGGCGCGCCCGTCCTCGTCGCGCAAGTGGATACGTCTGCACTCGATTGGACTGCATCGATCCCGGTCGTCATTCCCATCGTGGCCGCGCCGGTCGCGGTCGGCGATGTGCTGACGATCGCGATCGCGAAGTCCGGCACGGGCGTCATCGTCCCGGCCGGCACGCTCGCGGCGATTTCGTCACCGAACGCGTTCGACGTTGCATCGAGGCGGTGGCAGTCGCGGATCCTCGCGTACCTACGCAAGCGCTACGACGTCACGAAGATCGACGAGACGAACCCGCCGGACGCGCTGCTCGATTGGATCGCGCGGTGCGTGCTTCCTGACATGTGGCGCGCCCGGGGTGCGAATCCGAGCGACGCTCAGACCGCGGACGCGATCGCCGATCGCGAAGCGGTGCTGAAAGACGTTCAGGTCGAGGCGAGCGACGCGTCGACCGGACTGATCGAACTTCCGCTCGCGAACGACGAGGCCGGCAGCGGTGTCAGCCAAGGCGGCCCGTACGGCTACACCGAAGCGAGCCCGTACGTCGCGTTCGACGTGCAGCGCGCCGAAGCGGTGCTCGAGGATTGCTCTGGCTCCGGCGACGGGGGCCCGTCGTGAGCGGCGCCCTCGACGAGCTCCGCGCGTTCGGTCGCGCGATCGGCAACCTCGACGGGCTCACGGAGCGCGCCGCGCAGGAAGCGGCTCCGCTCGTCGAAGCCGCCGCGCGCAAGACCGCGGCCGCGGGCAAGGATCCGTACGGCAACACGTGGCAGCCGAAGAAGGATGGCGGCCGCCCGCTCGAGCACGCTGCCGAGCACATCCACGCGCGCCCGATCGCGTCGTCGATCGAGATCAGCACCGAAGGCGCGGACGCGTGGCACAACGTGGGTGCAGGCGGCCGCCCCGTTCGCCAGGTGATCCCCGACGTCGAGATCCCGCCCGCGATCGCGGACGCGGTCGAGCAAGGCGCCGCGCGCGCGTTCGATGCGATCACGAAAGGCGGCTCGTGATGCCCGACGTGACCGGACTCCCGGCGTTCGCCGATGCAGTGGCATCGTATCTCCAAGCGAACGGCGTCTCCGCCGTTGTCGAGTTCGGCTGGCGAAAGAACGTCCAGCAAGTGAACGAGGGTGAAGGAACGGCGAATCGCATCGTGATTCAGCCCGGCACGCCGGACGGTGACGCCGGCGAGCTCGCGGCGCCTCGCGAGGTGGGTTACGGCCCGCGCACGGAGTGGCCGCCTGCGACGACTGCGGACCCGCAGAGCCCCGACGACGTCGTGGGCCGCGAGCTCGACGACTGGGCCGAGCGCGCGACCGTGTACGTGTGGGCCGTCGACGCGACGGCGCCCGAGGACGACCGGCGGCAGTACGTCGCCGTCCGGTGCCTGCTCCAATGGTTCCGCCGCGCCGCGCAGTACGCCGCGCGCGCCGCCGTCGAAGCCGGCGCGCTCCACTGGATGAACATCGCGAACGTCGAGCGCCAGTACGGCCGCGAGCTTCAGCTCGACCTCACGCTCCACGCGCCGATCTTCGATCTCTCGGACGAGATCGCGCATCCGCAGCACCTCAGCGAAACCGACTCATTCGAGTGACGGAGGACGACCGACCATGCTTCCCGGCGTATACGACACGGATCAAGACGGCTCGACGGGAGTCGCACCGCAAACCGACCCCACCGGCATCGTCGCGATCGTCGCCGCCTCGAGCGACGGAGTCACGGCGATCGACACGCCGCAGATGTTCACCGACCTCGCGTCGATCCAAGCGGCGATGGGCTCCGGCCCGCTCGTCGAGCTCGCGGCGTACTTCCTCGCGATCACCGGCAAGCCGGTCGTGCTCGTCCGCGTGACGGGCGCCGCAGCAACGTACGGCGCGATCGACCACACGAAGGTCACCGGCACGGCAGTGCCGACCGCGGGCGGCACGACGCCGCTCGACACGTTCCCCGTGCAGGTGAAGATCGGCGTCGGCGGCACCATCGGCGTCGCCGGCATCACGTACGTCTACTCGATCGACGGCGGCGAGACGTGGTCGCCGGTGCAGGCGCTCGGCGTCGCGACCTCGATCGCCATCCCGAACACTGGCGTGACGTTCACGCTCGTCGCGGCGCAGACGTTCATTGCGGGCGACCTGTTCACGTGCACGACGACCGGCCCGCGCGTCATCGAGGCGGACATCGCGACTGCAACCGCGGCGCTCTCCTCGACCACGCTCCCGTGGGAGGTCGCGTTCTTCGATGCCGACGCGGATCAGACGATGATCGCAGCCGTCGACGCGTGGCTCGCGACGCTCGCGGCCGCGGGCGAGTACAAGTGGGCGAGCCTCAACACGCGTCTGAGGACGGCGGGCGAGGACGAGCCGACCTACGCGACGGCGATGCAGACGATCCGCAATGCGGCCTCGTCGAAGTACAGTCACGTTGGCGCCGAAGGGTGCGACGCGATCTCGCCGATTCGCGACGTGTACATGGTCCGGCAAGCGCACCTCGGCATCATCGCGCGTGCGCTCGCGGGCGACCCTGCTCGCATGGCGAGCGTGCCGGGCGACGGTCCGCTCGAGGACATCCGAATCACGACGCCGAGCGGCGCGCCGAAGTACCACAACGAGCAGAAGAACCCCGGTCTCGACGACATGGGCTTCTCGACGCTGCGAAGCATGCCGCGCAAGAGCGGCGCGTTCAACACGCTGACCCGGCTCTTCTCGCCGCTCGGCTCGGACTGGGTCTTCGTCCCGCATGCGCGCGTCATGAACGAGGCGAAGCAGATCGCCTACGACGCGCTCAGCGCGATCACGTCGCTCGGCGTGCACACGCAGAAGATCAAGAACGCGCAAGGCCAGATCGTGAAGGTCATCACGGAGGCCGATGCGCAGAAGATCGAGGGCCTCGTGAACCCGGAGTACACGCAGCAAATCACGGGGCAGAACCGCGCCAACGCGGCAACGTTCGAGCTCTCGCGCTCGGATGATCTCTCAAGCAACGGGCCCCAAACCCTCACGTACGCGATCCAGGTCGACGCGCTCCGTTACATCGGAAAGTTCGTCGGCGTCTCAAAGTTCATCTGAAGGAGCTGAACCATGCCCGGTGTGGATCCGCAAAAGTTTTTCATCGACGGCGTGGCCTTCGGATGGCGCTCCGTCCTCTGCTCCGTCGACGGAATCGCGCGACGCGGCTTCCGCGCGCTCGACTGGTCGGAGAAGATCGAGCGCGAGAAGACGCACCAGGCGATCCGCTCGGGTCGTCCGCTGAACATGACGTTCGGCGAGTACGACGTCGACGCGCTCACGCTGACCATGCTCCCGCAAGAGAAGCAGTGGCTCAAGGCGTACCTGCGCGACAAAGTGGCGTCGCCATCGAGCGCGTCGCGCGCGTCGTTCACGTTCCAGCTCCAGCTCTCGGAGAACGGCTACGTCATCACGACGACCTTCTGCGGCTGCAAGCTCAAGTCGCAGAAGGGGAGCCTGAAGATCGGCCCCGAGTCGGCCGAGACGCCGGTCGATCTGGACTGCCTGTACGTCGTCGAGAAGGACGTCAACGGCGAAACCACGCTGTTCGACGACGTGCGCGACCAAGACGGAGGCGCGGGCTTCTGAGCTCGCGGTGAACCATGGCCCTGAACGAAGAGCAGAAGGCGCGGCTCGCGGCGCTGCGAAACGATCGCGAGCAGTGGAAGACGGCGGACGCCGAGCGCGCCGAAGCGCAGGAGCTCGACGAGCTCGAGCACGAAGCGAAGCTCCGCGCCGTCATCGCCGATTGCGAGCAGAAGTACGGCAAGCGTGGGGTCGCATTCGAGGTGGTCGACACGCTGAGCGGCCCCGTTGCCGTGAAGCTCGGCGAAGCGGTCGTCTACGCGAAATTCGTCGACGCGACGAGCGATCACGGTCTGCACCTCGCGGACCTTCAGGAGTTCATCCTCCCGAATCTCGCGTACCCGTCGCGCGAAGAATTCGTGAAGCTCCCGCACGCCGGCATTCCGTACGCGGTGTGGCCGGTGCTCGCCGCGCTCTACCGCGGAGAGAGGGATCGCGCCGCGGGAAAATAATCAGCCTCCACGCGGAGGCGACGCAGCAAACGAAGGAGTCTCTCTTCCGCGCCGCGGAGCTGATCGCGACGTGGGGGCCAAAGCATGAGGGTCCAGGTGCGGGGCAGAAGAATCGTGAAGTGATGGCGGCCGCTCTGCTCTTCGCGGAGGGCCTCGAAGCCCTACGTTTCATCCGAGCAAAGCTCCATGGCTGATAAACGAGCTGCATTCTTCCTCGATCTCAAAGGCAACGCGTCCGACGTTGCCAAAGAGACGAGCTCGGCCGTCGAAGCGCTCGCCGACTCGATCGCGAAGGGCGAAGCGGCCGCGAAGGAGATGTCCGCCGAGCTGCGCAAGCTGCGCGGCTCGAGCGCCGAAGTGAAGGCGCAGAAGGACAAGCTCAAAGCGGCGATCGGTGCGACGAACCAAGCGATCACGCGGGATACGCTCGCGCTGCATAAGCTCGGCACGACTTCCGCCGAAGTGACTCGCCAACAGAAGCAGCTCGCCGAGTCGCAAAAGGTGACCGCCGAGCGGATGAAGAAGTCGACGGAGGAGCACCGCAAGCAAAGCGATGCGCTGAAGAAGGCGATCGCATCGATCGGCGGCCCGGCGAACGAGATCACCGAAAAGCTTGGGGGGCTCTCCGACGTGGCCGAGGGGCTCGGCAGCGCGGGAGGGTTCGCCGCGGTCGGAGCGGCGGCGGCGGCGGCGGCGATCGTCGCCGTCGGAGGCGCCGCGATCTACGGGGCGACCGAGCTGACGAAGTTCATCGTCGAGAGTCAATCCGCGGCGCGCTACATGAACATTCTCCGCGCTGCGGCGACGGGTAGCGAAGAGAGTGCCGGCAATCTCGGCGCGCAGGTGAACGATCTCCGCGGCCGCGTGCCGCTCCTAAAAAACGACCTGAACGCGCTCGGCATCGAGCTCTCGCGCACGGGCATGCGCGGTCAGACGCTCGTCGACACGATAAACGCGGTCGCGCAGGCGCAGGGCGTCGGGGACACGGCGCTCGCGTCTCAGCTCGAGGAGCTGACGAAACGCGGGCAGATCACGAAGCGGTTCCAGCTCTCGCCGAGCGAGCTCTTTGGGAAGAACCTCCGCTTCGACGATATTGCCGGCGAGCTCGCGAAGAGCATGAACACCGGGATCGACGACGCACGCCAAGCGCTGCTCGCCGGCACGGTGCCGCTCGAGCAAGGCGCGGCCGCGATGCGCAAGGCCGTCGAGTCGAAGTTCGGCAAGGCGAACGCCGCGCTGATGCTCGACCCGTCGAAGCAGGTCGAGAAGTTCGAAGAGAACCTGAAGAGCCTCACGTCCGGCGTGAACATCGAGCCGTTGCTCCACGACATGCAGGATTTCTTCGACCTCTTCGATCCCGAGAAGACGATGACGGGCGCCGCGGTGAAGCAGCTCGTGACGACGCTCGGCGGCGATCTCGTCGGATCGATTCACGACTCGGCGTCGGCGGGAAATGACTTCGTGCGCGGTCTCGTGCTCGGCGCCTTGCGTGTCGAATCCTCGTGGCTCGATACGAAGGTGAAGCTGAAGAAGGACATCAAAGAGATCCGCGACGAGGTGAAGAAGCTCGTCGACATGATCCCGACGACGAACCCGGCCGGGTTCGCGCTGAAGACGGCGCTGACGGGCGGCGGCGGGAAGCAGAAGGACGGCATCGGCCTCGCGGGTGCCACCGGTGAATCGCTGACGAACCTACCGTTCCGACTCGCGGGCGCCTCGCTCACGGGGCCCAAGCTTTTCGGCAAGGCCATCGCCTTCGCGATCGATAGCGGCTTCAAAGACGAAGCCGAGATCCATTCGCCGTCCAAAAAGATGCAGCGCAACACGGCGATGATGGTGAAGCCGGTCGTCGACGGGCTCAAAGGCGGCGCCGGCGACGTCTACGACGCGATGAACGTCATGATCGCGCCCGCGGTCCGCCCGCCGAGTGCAAACGTTTCTACAGGCGGCGGCTCGAGCTCGGGCGGCGCCGTGCGCGACGTTCACATCACGGTGCCGATCACCGTCGGCAGTGACCGAGCCGCGCGGCAGCTCGAAAGCCCGACGTTTCACACGCAGCTGAAGAAGACACTGACCGAGGTGCTTCTGCAGGCAGGATTCGGGGCGCCGTCATGACCACGGACGACCTGCTTCCGCCCTACGAGCTCGCGCTGAATTACTTCGTGCTCGGAGGCGAAAAGTCGCCCGGCAAGTGTGAGATCCGCGGGGCCTCGCGCGAGTGGGAGTGGGCCGAGCTCGCGGGCTGGGGCCTCGACGGCGCGAGCCTGATCTTGCGCCGCCGACTGCTCCCGGAATTCGAGATCGACGTGAAGCTCGTGACGCAGAGCGAGCTCGACGCGTGGGACGACTTCTATGCGAAGGTGTTGCAGTCGCCCGTCAGCGGTCGAAAGGATCGTAGTCGCGGCATCGGCATCTGGCACCCCCGCCTGGATCGCATCGGGATCGGCAGCGTCGTCATCCTCCGCGTATCGCAGCCCGTTCAAGGCAAAGGCGGCTCGGAGACCTTCACGATCAAGATGAAGGAGTATCGCTCGCCGAAGTTCACCCTGACGAAGCCGAACGGAACGATTCCGGGTGTCGCGCAGAAGCAGCCGAAGGCAAAGGACGCGCTCGATATCGCGATCGAGCAGGAGACGGCGAAGGTCAAGCAGCTCACGGCGGCCGACGATCAGATCGGCAGCTTCAGCGACGTGATCGGAGGCGGCTGATGCACGCGCTCACGCTGAACGACACGACGCCGATCACCGACCTGCGGATCTCGATCGCGTGGCGGGGCGCGCCCGTGCTCGATCTCGAGATCGATCTCGATCCGTCGGCTCCGCTCCCGAGCGGCAAGGTCACCGTGAACGTGTTCGACACGGACTTGATCGGCACGGTCGACGCAAGCGCGACCGCGCGATTCGCCGACCACGTCCGCCTTCGCGTCGTTGCCGGAGCGAACGGCTGGAATCAGCAGGTTGCCGCGCGCGACTTCGCCGACGACGACGGTGTGGGCGTCGACACGATCATCCGAGCGACGGCCGCGGACGTCGGCGAGACGATCGCCGAAGTGCCGACCACGAAGCTCGGGCCGAATTACCCGCGTTCGGCCGGCGTCGCATCGCGCGTGCTCGCCGGCCTCGACTGGTACGTGTCGCTCGACGGTCAAACGCACGTCGCCGTGCGCCCGACGGCGACGCCTCCCGACGACGCGGAGGTTCTGACGTACGATCCGCTCACGCGTACGCTGACGGTCGGCGTCCTCGACTCGCTGATCCTTCCCGGAATGCAATTCACCGACGCGAACGGCCGATGGGCCGGCACGCTGACCGCGCGTGATGTGGAGCAACGCTTCACGGCGGACGGCGACTCGATGGCGATCGTCTCGTGCGGGACGGATTCGATCGACCAAGGTCCGCGCGAATTGCTCGAGCGGTTCGTCCGCGAAGTGATCGGGCTTCCGTACCTCCGGAGCTACCGATATCGCATCGTCACGCAAACCGACGACGGCCGCCTCCAGTTGCAGGCCGTCGACAAAGCTCCCGGACTGCCGGACGCGCTTCCGATCTCAGTTTGGCCAGGAATCCCCGGCGCGACCGCGAAGTACAGCCTCGACGGTGCGATAGTACGCCTCGCGTTCCTCGATCCGTCGCGTCCGGTCGTCGTCTCGCACGATCCGAGCTTCACGCCGCTTGAACTTCACTTCGACGCGCAGACGTTGATCGAACTCGGAAAGGGCGCGCCGGCGCTCGCGGCTCGCGGCGATGCGCTGACGGCGATCTACAACGCGCTCGTCACGTTCGCAGGGACGACGCCCCTCGCGACCATTCCGCAAATCGCGGACGCGTTCGCCGCGCTCCTGACGGCCATCACGCCGCCAGTGTTTACGACCCCGCTCGAAGCCGGGATCACGAAGGTGAAATAATGTCCGGCGAGCTCCTCTGCCTCGATGACGTCGACCCGTACGCGCGCGAGCTCTCCGACCCACTTGCCGAGCTCGAGCAAGACCTCTTCCATCGTCTGATCGAGGCGCCGGACGAAAACCTCGACGCGAGCGCGATGGGCGAGCAACGCGGGCTGGGGCTCGGCGACCTGCTGACGACTCCGCTCGCGCCGAACCTCGGACAACTGATCAAGGCCGAGTGCGAGCGCGGCGACCGCGTGACGGCGGCGAGCGTCGTCGTCTCGGAAGTGCGCAACGGAAACGCAGCGAGCACGGTCACGATCAACATCACGCTGACCGTCGACGTCGACGCTCTGAACGCCGAGGACTACGCGATCACGATCGTCCGCGACGCGTCCGGCCTCCACCTCGTCAAGCAACGGTGAACCCATGCCCGCACCTCCCGTCGATATCAGCACGCTTCTAACGCCGCTCGACACGGACACCGTCTTCAACGAGTGGATGGCTGCGCTTCAGGCGGCGGGCGTCCCGAGCAACACGTGGCGCGTCGGCGGACCGATGCGCACGCTCATGCGCATCATCGCCGCCTCGATCGTCGCGATGTGGACCGTGTGCGTTGCAATGATCTCGGGCGGGTTTCTCGAGACCGCGAGCGGCAACTGGCTGACGTTCCTCGCGTACTACGTCTACGGCGTCATTCGCGTCGCCGCGACGCAGGCGCAGGGCTCGATCACGCTCGTGAACGCGGGCGGCGGCGTCTTCGACGCAAATCCGGGCGCGCTGATCCTGCAGAATACGACGACGAAAAAGACGTACGTCAACATCAACGCGATCCACCTTGGAGCGGGCGCGACACTGACGGGCGTGCTCATCATCGCGCAGGAAACGGGCTCGGCCTCGACGACCGCGAGCGGGACCGTGCTCGGCTTCGTCACGCCGTGGGCGCAAGTCACCGCGACGACGACGACGGACGTGGTCGGCCTCGACGCGCAGAGCGACGACGACCTCAAGGCGACATGCATGGCGCATCTCGGGGCGCTTTCGATGCTCGGCCCGCGCGACGCGTACGCCTACGCAATCCGCACCGCGAACGACAACGGCACGCCGGTGAACATCAACCGGCGCTCGATCACGCGCACGAGCTCGACGGGCACCGTCGGCGTCGTTTGCGCCTCGCCCAGTGGCGCGCCCAGCCCGGGCGACCTGACGGCGGTGGCAAACAACATCGAGACCATTGCACGCCCCGACACGGTGACCGTGACGACGGCCGGCGCGACCGTCGTCGCGTCGACGCAGAACATCACGGTTTGGGCCGTGCAAACCGCAGGCCTCGACGCGCCCTCGCTGGCGACCATGGTGCAAGACGCCGTCGCCGAACTCGTCTCGGCATATCCGATCGGCGGCCTCACGAAGCCGCCCGCCACGGCCGGTTACTTGTTCGCAACCGATATGGTCGGCGCAGCGAAAGACGCGCACGCGGCGATCTACGCGATCGACGGCTTCTCGGACATCGCACTCACGGCGAGCCAGGTCGCTTCGGTCACCGTCAACGTGACGGTGCGCTTCGTTCAATCGGCGGCGGGATGAGCCTGATCTCGCAAAGCGGAGGATGGCGCAGCCGGGTGACCGAGTGGATCGTCTGGTGGTTGA